CTGCCGGCGGCGGACGCTTAGAGATTCCTCCAATAAGGGTTTCAGCCCAAATTTAGTTACGCCGGGCTTGACGGCGAGCTTCTGATGTGTACCGCTATGGGCAGGTCAGAGATGGCCTGCCTTTTTCTTTTATGTAAATGAACAGCACCAGTCCAATCCCCACTCTCAAACTCAGCCCCTGGTATTACGCCGTCCTGGCTGCCAAGGCCGTGATGCAGCAAAAGATTACCGAGATGGAGCAGGCTGACATCGTTAGCCCGTCCTTTTACATCGCCCGGCTCGAAGAGCTGGAAGATCTGGAACAGTTCCTCAAGATGAGCTGGGACGAGTGGATGGAGTCGCTTGCTTCTCGTCAGACTGCTGTGGAGGAAAGCAAGTGAGCCGGGTACTTGAAATTGACTGCATCGAATTTGATCCCGATGGCCTCGTCCGCGTCACTGCTGTTGTTGATGAGATGGTGCTTACGCACCACGCAACGCAATACGACCCAGAAGAGTACGGACCTGCCCTGTGCCGAGGCTCCTTCTACCTTTCGGATGAGGACCTGATTCCGGCAACCGATGCAGAACTCTGCAAACTCATCGCAGCCCGAGTCGATGACTGGGCTCCAGTTGACGAGGACGATTGAATTGTCGGAGGTCCGGGAGCTACGCAACGCCCCGGACTACGACGATTGGGAATATGGCACCGAGCCGATTCCCGGCGATACGCACTGGGTCAAGATCCGCACCCTGACCCAGCTTTATCGCCACCTGATTTACGTGTTCGCCACCAGCGACACCATCTGTTCCAGCCGCCTCGCTGAGCTAGCCATCCACGAGATTCTTAAATTAAGACTCACCGATCTCAGCCGGGTGAGGCAGCAAGACCCTAACTTTTTCGCATGAACTACGAAGAGTATTACCGCCAGTCACGCGCCTACAACTGGCACGACATGGCCGAAATGCGGAAGTCCCAGCACGGCTTGGGACGTGATAACACTGAGGTGCCCGACTGTTTCAAGCACGAGTTTGCTGATCGCGCCGCATACGATGCTTGGGTCGAAGAAAAACGCCGGGACTACTTCGGCTGATTTATGACTGAAAACGCACTGGTCCCTTTCTACCGTTCGTTCCTGCTGAATCGGGTCGTCTATCTCAATGAGTTGGACAAGCTCTCGGATGACGAGCTGAACATGCTCAACATCGACACCCGCTCGGCTCTCAATGAGTCGCGCCACCGGTATGAGCAGCTCGAAGACAAGCAAACCGACGATGCCAAGGGCGAATACCGTCGCATGAAAATGGCTGGCTACTTTCAAGCAGCCATTCAGATCGAGCTAACTAAGTAGCTCTGTTTGCACTAAAGTCCCCACGTTCCAACCAATGGAAATGCACATTCTTTCCGACGCTCAGCACAAGCAGCTGATCGACAGCATCACCACTATTCAGACTCTGCTTGCTAATTCCACCAACGTGGTGCTCGACGCGCCCGTTGCAAAAACCACTAAGACGGTCACCAGCACCGCCCCTAAAACTAAAGCTCGTAAAGCTAAGGGTCGTGGTGTTTCGGTTCTGAATGAATCGAAGGTGCTGGAAATTAAGCGCCAGCTGGCTGCCGGCGGCAAGAGCGTGTCCAAGATCGCCAAGGACTTCGGCGTTCACATCACCACCATCAACTGCATCAAGTGGGGCAAGACCTGGAAACACGTCCAGCTCCAGCAGGAAACCGCAGCCGTTGCCGACTGATGGGGGTCCTTCCCGACTTCGAGATTGTCTGTCTCGCTAGGCGCGGAATGGTTCATCCTTACGATCCAGAGCTGGTCAACCCGGCCAGCCTGGACGTTCGGCTGGGCGAAAACCTTTTGGTTGAGATTCCTTCCAGCGTTGAGCTAGTCCCTTATTCCATTGCTGGGCACACGAAGGAAAAACCTTTCATGCTCCAGCCACATGAGTTCGTTTTGGCGGAAACGCTGGAACGTTTCAATGTGCCCAATGTGGTGGCCGGACAGTTGGCGCTTAAGTCCAGCAGGGCTAGAGAAGGTATCGAGCATCTGATGGCGGGTTACGTCGATCCCGGATACTCCGGGCGCTTGACCTTGGAACTGCAGAATGCCCGGTCTATGCATCCTGTTCCACTGTGGCCAGGTATGCGGATTGGTCAGATTGTGTTCCACAAGATGTCACTCCTGCCCAATAAGGACTATTCGGTGACCGGGCGCTATCAGGGCGACCTTAAAGTTCAACCCTCTAAAGGCTGATGAACGAGTTCAACTTGTCGGTCGAGGATTCCGTCAATCACCCCAGTCACTACACGGCTGGGAAAACTGAAGTGATTGAGGTCTTGGAAGACTGGGTGAAGGCGGCGCCCGATGCTGTGCTTGGTGGCCTCCAATGGCAGGTTATCAAGTACCTCAGTCGGATGTGGCTTAAGAACGATCCTTATGAGGACGCTCGAAAAGCTCAGTGGTATCTCAACCGCCTGGTCAACAAGTTGGCAGCGGAGGCTTACCTCGACAAATGAGGCACTGGTGGCGGGTTCTCGCACTGGCCGTCGGAGAGAAAGCGCACCAGCACAATCGGATCGCTGATCAGGTTGCACTGGTGCGTCTTTTTATCCTCAGTGCCTACATGACAACCAACCTTTTTATTTGCGCAGGAGTTATTCGTCACTGGAATGACTAATGAATTTTTGCTTAACGGCGCCAGTTACCGCGCTCTTTGCTTTGAGCTTCTCGCAGAACTCAAAAAGCATGTCCGCCAAACCCACCCACTGGTCATCAAAGTTGAGAACGTTCTGAAGCCACCGCCGAACGGACGAAAGTTTGAGCGCGGTGAACATAATGTTTCGGCAATCTTGACTCCCGAGCTTGTGCGAAAGATGCGCCAGCTCAGGGAAGAGGGTTGGACGTATCCCCAGCTCTCAAAAGAATTTGATGTTGATCAAAAACACGCTTGGCGTATCTGTAACCGGAATGCCTGGGCTTGGGTTGAATGAACTGTCCGTACTGCGGGGCAGAAAGTCAGCGCACTCGTGTTGTTCTGACCCGAAAAAGCCCTGATAACCAGAGGGTGCGAAAACGCAGATGCCTCGACTGTAACTTTGTGTTTTTCTCTCTTGAAACGGTTATCTCCGCAGGTCAAATAAGACACGTCCCTAACTGGGGACTGGAACTCCTTACAGATGTATCCGACACTCACTCCAATGACCACACTTCCACTAAAAATCAATGAGCGGCTTTGCTACAGCTGCGGCAAGAACACTCGCAATCCGATCTACTGCTGCAAGTGTTACAACAAGACTCCAGCGGGACGGATGGAACTAAAGCGCGAAGTGATGATGCGTAAGTATGCGCGTCTGGATGGGGGCGCCAGCTGCAGGAACTGTGTCCACTGGGAGCACAGGTGTTTGCTTGGGATCCCGGAGGCTGGATCGGTGTACGCCGAGGACTGCCCCGCTCGGGAATCCATTAGTGTGTTAGAGTAAGGATTCGGTTGCCTAACTTGGCGTGAACTTCTTACTTGGCCTGCAGCACCTGGACACCCTTCAGGACGCAGAGGTTGTCGCGTTTGACTGCGAGACCACCCAGCTCCAGCCCGCCGAGGGCAAGATGCGGCTGCTCCAGCTGGCTACCCACAATCGGGTGCCGGTGGTGATCGACTGCTGGGACTTAGACGACGCAGGTTGGGACACGCTGCGCCAGTTCTTTTCTGAGTCGCGGAAGTGGGTTGCCCACAATGCGGTGTTTGACCTGGGCTGGCTGCAGGCGCACGGGATCTATCCCGGCGGGATGGTGTTCTGCACCATGCTGGCCAGCCGGGTTTTGACCAACGGCATGATCTTGCCGAAGAGTCCGCATACGCTCCAGTCAGTGGTGAAGCGGTATCTCAAGCAGGAGCTGAGTAAGGAAGAGCAGCGCAGTGACTGGTCGGCGGAACTAACCATGTCGCAGCTGGAGTACGGCGCCAACGACGTGCGCGTGCTGATGGAGCTCTACAACCCGATCCAGCAGATGATGGCCACAGGCGGCCTACATAAAGCTTGGATGCTGGAGTGCATCGCGTTGCCGGCGATGGCTTCGCTCTGGCGGAATGGACTCCCGTTCGATAAAGAGTTGCTGCTCCAGCTGCAAGAGGATCTCGGCAAAGAGCAGGTTGAGTTGGGCGAGCAGTTCATTCAGGAATTGGATGAGGCACTGCCCGAGGAGCACAAGCTGCCGCGCGATCCTGACGGGTCATTGAATTTGCGGCCTAAGGCAGAAGGCTCTGTTCGAGCTGGGACTAAGAAGCTGGCTGGTTTCAACATCAACTCGCCAGCGCAGCTGCGGCAGAAATTCACTGTGATCTTGGGCCAAGTTCCGGTCAGTGAGAAGACCCAGAAGCCGAGCGTGGATCGGGTCACCATGCAGCAGTACGTGGCCGAGCACTCCGTTATTCGCACGTACTTGAAGTGGAAGAAAGTTGAGAAGCGGCGCCAAATGGTCGAGACGCTGATCAATCATCTGGAGCCTGATGGCTACATCCGCGCCAGTTATATGCAGGCCGGGGCGGACACGTTTCGGATGTCTTGCCGCAACCCGAATTTGCAGCAGGTGCCTAGGGATCCGAGGTTCAG